ACCTTTTCCTATGACGTGTACTGTTAAATCTAAGATTTATGTCAATAGTGCAGCTGTTGGTGTTGAAAAAAGTTCTGGTTGTTCCGCGGCAGAAACAGAATCAGATGATATTACAGGAGTTGTGGCTGGAGATTTGATTCAACTTTATGTAAAAGGAAATACAGCAAGTGATGTAGGGGCAAATGGTATGTTTGCTCTTTGTGTAGCCACTCCAATTATATCTGCTCCTTATTTTGCAGATATGGCAGGATTTTCAGCTACTTACTATACTGGAGCTTAATATGAAAGCATTTATTCATAATTACGATATGGTATCTCCTTCGTCCCATGGTCTAACAGAAGTAGGTCCTGTTCCTAAAGGGGTAGGTTTAGATCGTATAAGGTGGGATGGAACTAAACTTGTTGATCTTAATAACCTAAATGAGTTTTGGGTTGAATTAAATAGGAATGTTTTTATTCTTCATGTTGTTGAAAAACAAGAATTTCAAAAAGTTAAAATGACTTATCCAGAAAGAAAGAACTTGATAAATGATAACGGTACTTTTAGAGCTTTAACTAAAGAAGAACTGGAAGAAAACATATCAGTAGAGCAAAAAGAAATTAATAAGAATAATCTCCGTAAAGCTATAAATAATGAACTTGGTGATATAAATGACCAAATTGCAGACCTAACTAAATTGGTTTATGGTTTGATTATCTTTACTTGTGGATCGAAAGCAGGACCTAAGTTTAATATTCTTTTTAATTTGTTTTGCGATATAGCTGAGGAATCTGATGAGGTTTATCCTTTCGATAAATTGAAAGAAGCTATAATGAGATTGCATAATGTTCTTAAAAAAGAGATGCCCTCCTTCTACAGCAAGTCATAGAACAAAATGTTGTGCTTCAAGACATACTATAAAGTATCAACTTGAAGCACAACATCGAAATTCTACGATTTCTAAACACGACTAAATCGACGTTATTGTGAAGTTTTCATTTACCTCTTCAAATAGGACTGGAAACGTCATTTTTTCAAGGTTAGCTACTTCTTCATACCAAGCTAGTACAGTATAAAGCTCTGCTAATGCTTCTTCCTCTTCGATATTTGTTGGTTTCATCCACACCCACTTAGTATCTTCAGGGCAGGTTTCACGAACCTCATTACAATGTATTCAGAGTCTGTTACCTAGGATCCACTTCATTTTTGTTCCTTCCAAAAATCTTCTAGTAATCCCTCAGCTAGGTAAAGATAATTATGGGTATCGTTTAGAACTTCAATCCAGTTTTTCTTGGAAGTTTCTATTCTATTTTCATGTTTTTTTACATAGTCTTTAAGAGATACCAAATGTTTACTCATCATTCCAAGTAAAGCCTTCAGAGGAGTTTCTTCCTGAAATAATCCTGCAATTTTAAAATTATGGAGACGATCCTCCTCTGTTGCATATTGAGCAGCTTTATTTTCTAGTAGAGCAATACAAGCTTCAAACCTTTCATTCACAAGTTTTTCAAAAGTTATGCTATTCATTTTCTTTTCCTTTTTCGTAAAGGTAGGCCCTTTCCAAAATATTCTCAAAATCTTCTTTAAACATATGAATTTTATGGTAATGAGATTTTAGCCATTTAAGAACATTTGCTCTTATTGGTTTTTCCATAAAGAAACTCTCATACATATCATTGAAATATCTATGAGCAAGTTTAAAAAGGCTAAGATACCTGTCAGTAGGTCCTGATTCATATAAGTATCTATATAAACTTATCCACCATTCTATAGGGTGTGCAAGTCCACTTATAATTCCTGTTTGTACAATTTCATGGAAAAGTTCATAGTATTCATAATCTTCAGGTTTGATTACCATTTTTTACCTCCCTAGGTTTATACTCCTTAGAGTATTTAAAGGTTTCAGAATCATCATAAATTGTGTATGCCTCTTCATTTTCCCATAATTCCCATTTTGTGAGTTTTATTGGTTTTTCAAAATTGAACCTTATCTTGACAGATTCGGCTGTTCTAAACTTAATTATGGTTGTTTCAGGAACAAAAACCCTACACCTTCCAAATGATGTTTTTATTTGTGGTCTAAGATTTTTTAAAAAGAATTGCCCAAATCCATAAATAGAAACATTTCTCCCATCCAGTAGTTCCTGTATAATACCTTCAGTAACAAGGGACACAATATTTTTTACTTCAATAGCTGGTATACCAAGTTCCTTTTCTAATCTTCTATATAGACCATAGTGAGTTATTCTATATATTCTTTCAGGGGTAAGTGGTGCTGATTCCTCTTTGAGTATTCTAGTTTTAAGAGATTTATCCTCTCTTTCTATTCTGTCTTTTTTCTTTCTCTCACTCTTCTTTGACAAGGCTTATTCCATGCTCCTTTGAACAAGAAAAAGTTTTACTAGCTGCCATATTAATATCGTCAGCATGGGAGACCATAATAATTTGGATTCCAAGTTCTTCACTTACCAGTTTAATCATATCTGAAACTTGACTTTGCAAATCAGGAGATACATTCCTAAATGGTTCGTCCAGAATTAAAGTTGGGCGATTTTTATTTAGTGACCACATTGCTACTCTAAGGGCAAAAGAAGCTACATCCACACATCCCCCTGCACTTGAGCTTAATGGATCTTCCTCATTCCCTTTCTCTACAAAAAATAGTTCACATTCAATTTGATTTCGTTTGGAAATCATCCTTGCTTTAAATTCAGGAAAATCAGAGGAAACAGCTTTTAAGGCCATAGTTACAAGATTACTCAAATATTGGGCAACTTCTTCCTGTAGTTTTTCTCCTACAAGTTGAATAACTTTTCTGGCTTTAGTTGTGTTTTCTTTCCCTTCAATTGTTTCTTCCAAATCTTTCTCTTTGGTTTGGATCTGCTCAGCAAGTATGGATTTACGAGCTTTAGCCCTATCCAATTGGGCACTAAAACTTTGGACTTGACTTAGGAGGGGATTACCATTCATATTTAGCCTTTAAGTCTTTTAGTCGTTCTGAAATATCAATTTCCAATTCCCTAATTTCTAATACAAGAGCAGCAGCTTTTTCCTCTGCTTCTTCCACAGAAGTTAATCCAAATTCCTTTTCAAGTTTTTCCATAAGAGCTTGAAGTTTTCCTTCCTCTCTTGCTAATCCAGTTTTAGCTGTATCTATTTCCTTTTTGAGTCTTTCTAGTTCTTGAATATCAGAGGTCATTGATTATTTCCTCCACAATCTTTTTAACTTTAGGTTCAACCCCACCCCTCCCAAGACACTCCATAATAGCTGTTTCAAATTTGGTTCCTACTTCTACATTTCCTTTTAAATTTTCTATAAAGTCTAATAGGTTGGTATTTAGTTCCTTTTCTTCCTCAGCTTCTTTCAATCTTAACACTTCTGAAGAGGGTTTACAAGGTATTTCTACTGTTTCCAACGACCTATCAACTGTATCATAAACAAAGAAGGTTGGTTTATGATCTACTTGGTCAATACTCATTCGCATAAGTGATCCTGGATTCACTAAGTATCTCCCATCATACTCATATGAGAAGGTATTATGATTATCTCCAGTAACAATAAGGTCATAATTATATCTTCTAAGGAGAGCAGAAGGTCGTTCAAAGTCAGATTGTCCTGGCCATAATGGATCATTTGCTACCATTCGATGAGTAACTAAGATGTTTAGTTTACCTTTTTCAGGAGAAGGAATTTCTTCACTCCAAGAACTACCATAAATATTAATATTCTTCTTTCCGTCAAAGAAAAAACAAGCTAATTCCTCTCTAATAATTTGGAGGACCTCTGCTGAATATAAAACATATAAAGGTGTGTTTTCTCTATTTGAAGAGTGGAATCTAAGGTCATGCTGACCAAAAACTGTATAAAGTGGAATTTCCCTTTCCCTTAAAAACTGAATAATAGTGCTTTTTAGAGAATCATTTGCTTTGTATGAATCAAAGAAATCTCCACCATGAAGGATTATTGTTTCTTCTTGTTCTTCTTCTGGAATAAATGCTCTTGTATAACCATAAATATACTGAATTTTAGCTAACATATCTCCAAGATAATTTCCAATTCTATTTCTTGGATTTTTATCTGTAAGGTGCCAGTCCGCTGTACATACCACTTTCATTTTATCTCCTGACCACACAATGGGCAAATAGCAAGAGATTTCAGCTTCAATGTATATCTTTCTTCCGTTGTCAAAACGTCTAGAACAAGCCTACCCACAGTTTTTTTGCTACTAGCTATACTGAGATATGCGTTTAGCAAAGTCGTCTGTTCTGCGCGTTTTTTACACAGCATAATCGTTTCGTTTACGAAGTTTTCCCTAACTACAAATTCCTTACCCTTCTCAATGTATGTTTTAAGAACTTTAATTTCCTTTGTAAGAGATTCCAATTTTGTTCCTTCAATTGATAGTTTTGCTTTTCTGAGAGTAATAACCATTACCCTATTATATTCCTCTTCAGCTTCTAAAAAAGAATTAAATAGATTTACCCTATCCTCACTAAGAAGAATATCAGTTTTAAGTTCCTCTAATTGGTCTACTTGTTCTTCTATTTCTTCAAGACGATCCATTCTAGCTTTGAGTACTTCATATTCTTTTTTAGCTTGTTCTAGATTCTCATATTTCTTTTCCTCTTCTTTTAATTTTTCTACATCTTGGGTAAGAATTGGAATTCTGTTGTCAGCCTTTGCAATCATAGAAGAAGCTTTATACAAAGCTCTATCAACTATTTCAGTACCAAGAACCTCATTAACCTTTTTTGCTACATTACCTGGTGTATCTGAAAGTAGAAAATGACCATCAAACTGAGATACAAGGTTAATATCATTCATTCTAGAAACATCAGTAACCTCAGTTGGCAGCTCTGTTCTAATTGCAGACAAATGGAGGTCATTGACCACATAGTAGTTATCTACTTTATTCTTGCCTCTGATAATTACTCCATCATCAAATTCTAGTTCAGTAAGGGTTTCTCCATCTTTTAAATCATGGGGTTTAAAACCCCATCCTACTGGACGATTTTGTAATGCCCACCGAAGTGCCCTAACTACTCCAGATTTACCTGTATAACTAGTTCCCTTGATAACATTTACACCTGGAGTAAAGTTTAGAACAGTTTCCTCATGGGATTGATAGTTTTGAATTCTTGCTGATAGAAGCATATTTACACCTAATTTACAAATAAAGGATTAGACCACAAAGCTCTAATTTTCTTCATTCTTTCATTTAGATCGGTTTCACCACGAGTTAGAATATCAATTGCATCCAACATATCAATTCCCGTTTCTGATACTGCTAATGCTAGAGCGTAAGCAAAGTCAAATGAACCTAGAACTCCTATTGCTGTTTTCAGCATTTTGGGTTCCACATTAAGAATACTAGCAGAATTAAAAACTAAGTTATCAAATATATTTTTGGTGTTCTCTTCTATCATTTTAACCTGCTTTCAAAAAGTTTTTTACGTGTTTAGGACTCATAAGAGAAAAAAACTCGTTAGTAGAGCAAAGATACCAACTTGTATTCTGTTCTGTATCCATTACTTGTATCCGTTTTTTTGGATGACCAATTTGAGACCAGAAATTAAAATCAGTAACAATGAAAGAGTCTCGTCTATCTCTACGGATTATTATAATAAAGAACTTTCTTTTTGTTCCTAAACAACCACTATGGGCTTCTTCTACCCATTCTTCTAAAAGGTTCTTGGCCTTAGAATCCACCAGTCCGAGAAGATCAAGCTTGTTTGAATAACCCCGCTTGAGAGAAATATAGAACATATCAATAAAAGGCTGCCCAATAGGATCCTTAAATGTAACATCACCATGAGAGAAAGGTAGTTTTTTACCTTTCTTTGCCATACTTGTGGCTCTTGCCCCTGATCCTTCTGTCCTCCAGAAAATGTCTTCATCCTCTTCATTTGACCACCATAGTGAAAGTTCTTTACACATCTCCCTTTCAAAAGGAGCTCCTTTGGTTATACCCCCCTTTGATGGCATAATACCCTCCAACGATTTAGATGAATTCCCTCAAGAAGGGAATAACATCCATATTTATCACAGACTTCAATTACCTTATCCATACTCAGTATTGGTTGTGGACTACCATATATGGGTGGAGTGTTTTCAAAAGGAAGTTCTACAAGACGCCTAGTAATACTGTTTCGTTCTGGATCCAGCAAATACTCCCTAATGGTTTGTTCTTTCTTTCCCTTTAATCTGCCCCTCAAATAGTTAATAGCCGTTTTTTCTCTTGCCCCTTTTAATCCAGGAACTCCATCTCCTTCACAACCAGCAATAATCTTTATTTTTATCCATGTTGATGGACTAACTTCTTTTTCTCTAAGTAAATCCTCTCTTGTGTATATATATTTCCTTTTTGTAAGGTACATATCACAATAGTCCAAAAGTTGAAAAAGGTCATTATCTGAACTAACTACAATATGTTTATCTATCCCATTTACTCTCACAAATGAAGCAATAAGATCGTCTGCTTCGTACCCATTCTCTTTGTAGTTATTTACAAAACCTAATGCAGGTAAAATTTCACTATGCAAAAGGTTAAATTGGGGATAAGCCAACTCATTGAGTTTCTTATCATCCTCAGTAATATAATCAGGTCCACGCTTTTTCTTATAATCTGGAAAAATTTCCTTCCTTAAATTATAAGGAGAATCCCACATGAAAGCAAATTGTCTGGTTTTAAAATCGTCTGAGAACTTGAGCATTCTCATTAGAAAACCATAGATAACTCCTGTATTCCATTCCCCATGAGATAGCCCCTTCAAAGTAAACTTTACCTGATGGCATAAGGCGTTCGAGTCAAGGATTATATATTTCATTATCCTCTCACTTTAGTTTTCCTTGAAATTTTTGCTTTATCCTGAATTTCCATCCAAAGAGTTATAACTTGTTCTCTTAATTGTTTTTCAAGGTTGTTTTCTTCAATATAAGCAATTGCAGAATTTAACTGAACATAGGATTTATCAACAGCAGAATAAGAACTATCTCCTGTCATATCTTTTAGCCATTGAAGGTTAGCGTAAATATCATCTACACCATAGTTAAATCGGATAACAATTGGAGCAGTTCTAAAAGGGGAATCTTTTTTATTCTTTACAACTTCTACCATCTGGCTAATACCTTGGATAACTGTTACCCCTTTACTTTTTATTCCAACTTTAATCTCTCTTTCAAGTTTAGATGGAAAGTTAAGTCCTTTTGCATACGAGATAGGTTTAATATGAAGTCGAACAGAAGCATAAAAAGGAATTCCCTTACCCCCAGGTGTAACTACACCCATATCTCCTTGACGAGTTTGATTTGTACAGATAATAAGTTTATTCATATCTGAAATTTTTACGCAAGCTTTCCTTAAACCTTCAGAAAATTCTTTTGCTCGTCTCATTCCCATTTTGTCCCCTTTTTCCATTTCAAGCTCAGTAGAAAGGGCAGCAAGGGAATCTGTAGCATAAACATTCACAACATCTTTATTTGGTGGGTCCCAATTAAAAATATCTGTAAAGACCTCAGAGACAAGTTTCATTCTTTCATAACGGCCATTACCTGTTTCAGTAAGGGAAACACCATAAATCTCACAATATTCTTGGTCTAACGTAGCTTCAGGATCATTAAAAACAACCTCTGCTCCTGAAGATAAAGCATGACCACAAATCTCAGCAGCAAGAGCAGTTTTACCAGTCGAAGCTTCTCCAAAAATTTCGATAATTATTCCTCCAGGAACTCCCCCTCCATATACTCTTTCTCCTAGGATTGCCAAGTCAAGAAGGGTGCTACCTGTTGATAATATCATCTCCTTTTTTATGAAGTTCTCAGGTAGGGGGGTAGGCACCCCTACCCCCACTGCTTTCTCAAAATCTTGGGCAGCTTGTTCTGTAGATATAACACGACTATGCCGTTCAGTTGTCAAACTGGTCTCCTACGTCGTGTTGGTTCTTCTGGCTGAACTTTTGCTTTAGCTTCCTCAGCTATCTCATCTGCTCTTTTAGCACAATCATCCCAAAGATCACAAAGGCCACATTTTTCTAGATTATCTGTATCTACTCCAAAAACACCTCCACCAGGACAGGCAGTAGCAGTAGCCCCTGGAGTTTGTGGTTCGTTAGGTTTTTTATCTGCTTCGGGTTTATGAGTAGAAGCTGGTTTAGGTTGCCTTACCGAAGCTGGTTTAATAACCTCAGCAGGAACGGGTTCAGAAATAGCTTCCCTTGTAGTGCCCCAAAATAGATCATGGATTTCTTCATAGGACTTTACTGTCAAAAGATCATCAAGGGAAAAAGTCTGTTCCAGAGTTTCATCTGAAATAATATAATCCCTATCTATGAACTGGTAAGCAGTAAATTCTGTATTAGTAGCCCCTGTTCCCTTTCGTCTGAAGAAAATTTGCTTTCCATCATCAGGATCAGCAAAAGGAATCATACCCCCGCCTTGAGGTCGTCTAGCAAGTTCAATGATACGATGCTCAAGAAGGAAGTGAGAAGCATCCATAATTTGGATTCCTTTAGCCTCCTCTTTTGGCGTATCATAAGAAACAACGTTATAAACTGCTCTACGTTTTGGAAGAAGAGCTTTAATTGTGTCCTCTTCCTCATCTGATTTTCTTAACTCATTTATTTGTTCACATACTGGGCAAGGTTTGTCATAGTTCCTTGAAGGACAGACGATAGCATCTTGGTTAGGTCCTACTTTGTAATGTACCCAAACATCAAGTACGTATGCAAGGTCCCCTTTCTTAACATTTGAATAGTTTCTTGTAGGATAATTTTCTCCTACAACAAATGGAAGAATGTCAATTGTGTGGTCCCCTTCTACAATCTTGAACATATTGAGGGTTGGTCCATCTGTTTTGAAGATTGATCCAAACTGTCCACTACTGTCTTTGGTGGTGTGAGATTCCTCAGTTCTTTTAAGCAACTGGTCCTTCAAGTCTTTCCTTGATCTAATACTCACTTTATTTCTCCTTTAATCCTTGACTTTTAAGGAAAGCTGAAGTAGCTTTCCCAGACAAAAACCTATGTAAAGTTTCACCACTATCTTCCAAAGGCTCCATATCCTTTGGGATAAACTGAACTTCAAATAAGGTTATTGTTCTAACCACAAACGCTCCCCCACTGACAGCATGACTTTCAATAAACCTCTTTTTCCTTTGTCTAATCATCTGCCTTTTTCCTTAACCTTTCGTTTTCTCCTAAAAGTTTGTTTATTTCTTCAGTTGCTTCTTTTTCTGAATAAGCAGTTTTTGCTTTGTCTGAAATGTATGGTTCAGCATAATAATTACTCAAAAAAAGCTTGGTAATGTTCTCAAGTGCTGACCTCCTTTGTGCAATAGCATCCACGGCCCCCCTAAGCACATTCATATTTTTATTCTTTTGGTTGAAATCATCTAGGGCTACTACATAATCAGGTTGTTCTAATACTGCATTCTTAGCAGCAGCATCCGTTCCTTTTACTCCAAAAGAAGTAGGGTCTTGTGTAATGTCTTTAAATAAGGAAGCAGACACAAGCTCTAAATGAGCTTTAGCTTGATCCCTTTCTAAGATTGCTTGGGCATAAATCTCGGTATATTTCCAAGCAAGAAGGGGTTGGTTTCTCCACTCTTCATCAAGATTGTTCTTGTCAATAATCAACAGGGTGCTGATGTCATCCATATTTGTTCTCCTATTGTTATAATAGCATAATCGTACAGAAAAGTCATGGTTATAATTTACAAGCTAAATAGATTTGGTAGTTTAGTCCTGCTTTTCCTGTATAGAAAATTGACTCCATAAAGCAGGAAATCATTTCTGCTATTCTATCATTTGAATCAGAACTAAGTAAAACTGAATTTAAATATCCAAGTATTGCCCTCCTAAGTTCTTCTGATTCCACTTCAATATTCTTCAGCAGTACTCTTATATATTTCCATCTATCGTTTCCTTCTTTAACTAACATTCTACAAATGTCAATTGCTTGAGCTTCTCCAGCAATACTTTCTTGTATTGCTTTCATTAGTTGTTCATCATCTGGAATGTCAATTACTTGGTCAAGAGTACGAAGGGCTTGACGTGGTGATCCTTCAGCTATTCTTGCTATTTCGGTTATTGCTTCATTTGGAAGAGTAACCCTTTCTGATTTACATACCTTTTTCAGAAGATCAACAAGGTTCTTTCTTGGTTGAGATTGAACTTGGTAAACAGCACAACGTCCTTTAATAGTAGGAAGAAGCTTCTCAGGTTCAGTTGTACAAAGAGCAAAGAAACAATGAGCTGGAGGACTCTCTAATAGAAGGAGCAAAGCATTTTGGGCGTCAGTCGTAAGTCTGCCAGATTCGTCAAGTAATATAAACTTTATCTGCCCCCCCATAGGTTTATATTGAACTTTTTGAGCTATTTCCCTTATAGTGTCAATACCCCTAGTATTGGAAGTATTGTAATAAGAGAAATCCATATTGTGACATTTGAGTTGGTCTTTTAGAATTAAAGCAAAGGTTGTTTTCCCACAGCCGGTTGGTCCTGTAAAAAGAAAAGCATGAGGGATGTTTCCTAAATCTCTACCTAAAACAGACTTCAAAGAGGTTACAATAGTTTCGTTCCCTAAGACCTCAGAGAAGTCTTTAGGACGATATTTTATGGGTAGTGCTCCCTCAATCATTTAGTTTTTCTCCATACCATAAAGGATTAAAAATCCCTCAATTGCCAATGTAATTATTGTGGCTAGTATGCTCCATTGAGCTAATTCTCTCCAAATAAAAACTGTTAGTGCCCCTGAAACGTAGATAGCAAGGAGTAATTGAAATCCTAGAAAAACAGGATCGTAAGATTTATTCATAGTTATCCTCATAACATTCGATTTCTTCTTGTTGGTTTGCATACAATCTGGGCATAATTCTTTTTCGCCCCCCAATTCTATACTTATTGTTTCTTTCATTATTCCAGGAGATATTTTAACATATGACCATTTTTTATTACATTCTGGACAAATAAAATTCTCAACTTCTGCCATTTCAATCCCCCTAAAAAGGAAGTTTTTGATCTTCTGTTAATTCAATATAATCGTCCACAACAAGGAGATGAAACATCCTTCGTAACAAATCTACCTTATAATCAGTCTGATTGAGTTCTTTTTTATCTACGGGAATACCAAGGAAGTCACAAAGAGTTGGAAGTTTAAAACTGCTAATGTTAGGTCGGTCCTCCATCAACATCCAACCCGCAATTGTCATCATATCAATCGGGGGGGTCCAGAACCAACTACCAAAAAAGTTGTCCTCAACATCATTAAACCAGTTTCTTACAAACTGATTTACAAAAGGAGCATTGTAAGCCACAAAGAAAAATTTATCTTCTTTTTGAAATTTATCTACATATTTTCCTAAAAAATTAACAAACCATTCATGAATTGTACTAGGAACGTCATATTTTTTTATTTCTTCCACAGTTTTATTTCTTGCTTCCAACGCTTTTAAATCTATGGGATCATCAGCAAATGGTCTCATTGTTTGGTTAAACCAACCCTTTGGTTCCCCATCAATCTCTACCAAAGCATAGATTTCATAGATGGAGTTTTTATCAGGATCAAGTCCAGTTGTTTCAATTCCAACAAAGCAGAATTTCATTTTATCCCCCAGAAAATAATTGGACCCATAATTAAACAGTAAATAATTACTCCATAAAGCCACCAGAGACTTTGTTCTTTACCTGCTCGTCCATAGATTGCTTCTAACATTTTGCTTAAACTCAACCCACTCAATAAATCTTTCAAAAAAATCTCCTTTTTCTCCATACCAAAAGTATGAAAGTATCCTTCCGTCTGATAGATTACGGATCATTTCTTCTCTGATTCTTCCAGAGTTTCCATGTCCACTGTTTCCAGCAAAAAAGAGAATCAATTCCTTATTCTCTTTCTCATCTTTGCTTTAGCTTGATAATGTTTATAGGTCACAATAATGGTAACACTTAACAAGGCCATGAGTAGGAAAGCAATAACAAGAGCAAATCCTCCCCATAAAGGGGCTGTGATCCACCACCAGGACCAGTTTATTACATGGGTAAGTTTAAGGACTAGAAAGACAATAAAAAGTAAACCAAGGAAACCAACTCCTTCACTATTTGTTTGGTTGTTCATTTTCTCTCCTTAGTAGATTATTCCTGATTTTTTGCCTATCCATTTACCTTCATTTGTTCTTGTAAACTTTTCTAAGTTGTACCATGAAACATTTGGTTGACCTATTTTTATTTCTATGTCTAAAGGTACTATAATCCATTGAAATACTTGTCTTATCTCATAGCAAGATATATCATAAATGCGTTTCAAATACAAGGTAATTTCGCTAGGATGTACGTTTCCCATTGTTGAGTCGTGTACTTCCATAATGATCTTTGACTTTTTATCTTTTAAATATTCTGACATTTTATTCCATGACCATTGTAAACAATGATATGCAGTTCCTTGGATAGGAGCATTAATAATCTGATTCCTTGTGGTGCAATCTGTTCTTCTAAATCCTAAGAACGTTTCAACACATCCCTTCTCAATATAATGTTTAATAACCTGTTCTTGCCAAGCTTTAACATCAGGAAATCTTTCCCAAAATTCTTTCTCATGTTTCCTACAATGATTCTCAAATATTGTATAGGAATTTATGTCTTTACTTCTAAGGTGTTCCTTTACAGATAATCCATTTTTTAGTTTTAATCCACCTTCAACTACTGTCATCCAAAGGTTGTTAGCACAATTCTTATAATAGGAACCATAAAACTCAGGAAATACCCATTGGTTCTTAGCATAAAATCTTATCATTCCTTCTACATCTAAATCTTCAGGAGCCACCTTAAATATGGAACAAGCTTCATCACGGTGCATATCTGTGGTTTGATCTTCAATATACTTTATGAGTGTTTTATCTTTGGTATAGCAAGCTATAATCCTTACTTCCAATGAGGAATAATCTGTCCCTACAAACTGAAATCCAGGAAAGGGGATAATACCTGTTTTACAAACTCGTTTTGCTTCTTCATTACGTTCAGGCACATTTTGGAGGTTAGGATCAGAAGATGAGGAGCGAAAGGTTGATGGAATATGAATGTCAAAGAAAGGATGAATTACTCCATCATCACCAATTTCACTTAAATATTGGGAAAGATAGGTTCCCTTAATTTTCTGCCATTTCCTTAATTTTACAATTCCTCTTGCAAAATCGTTATCTAATTTTTCTAGAACCTCCACATCAACAGAAGCATTGCCTTTAGTTGTGGTCTTTATTGATTCCAAACCAAGAAGGTCAAAGAAAAGAAATTTTAAGTCTTTAGGGGAACCTAGATTTATTTCCTTTCCTTTAACACTTTTAAACTGTTGGGCTTCAGATGCTTCTTTAAGAATCTTTTCCTGCCTTGCTATTCTTTTTCCTAGAAATTCATCTTGCCCTACAAAGTATTCTTTATCTGTATAGATTCCTATTTGTTGGGCTTCTGAAAGGACAGGGATAGTATCATGGAAAAAATTTCGTGCTATATTAAGTTTACTGTTTTTAGGTAGCTCAAACTGTTCTTTTTGTATTTTCCAAAGTTGATATGTAAAATAAGCATCAAGTCCATTATAGAGAAGAAGTTTATCCACAGGTGCTTGGTCAATAAGGTTTAATCCATCATCTCCAAGTGTGTTCAAATAATGAGAGGTTTCAGTATCATATCCTTTTATACCAAAATGAACATATGTTTGGAACTTTAGACCAGTTATTGCTGATGCAGAATTAAGGATATGAGAATTAACCATTGTACACCATTCCCAACCTTCTACTTTGGTTTTTAGGTAAACTGATGACCATACATCCTCAAACTTCATATTTTGGGCAATCTTTTTTATATTGGGATCAGCAAGAACTTTGCACCAAAGGGTTTTTAATTCTTCAGTAAGAAGAAAGGCATGAGTTCCTCTATGATTAGAAAAAGCAACCGTTTTTATCCTTTGTCCCTCTTTATATGGTTTTAGTCCTGTTGTTTCATAATCAAATGCAATTGGCATCTTTTCTATAAATAAGGATTTAAGAGCAATTTTCGCTTCTGATTCATTACAAATATCTACCTTCTTTTCGTAATTACTGTTATCAGGAAATTCCTTATCTAAACACTTTAAAGCAAATTGTATTTGTCTCCTATATGTAAAAGTTATGAGTTCGTCTTTTTCATTTCGTAAGATGAAAGAAGGGTGATATATAGGAATAATAAAACTCTTGAAATATTGGTCAGGTATACACCAATTAAACCATCTTTGCATACCTTTATCAGGAAACAATCCTCCTAATATAGAATCAATTGCACTTGCTCCCATCAACCAGATAAACTTGGGTTGAAGTTCCTTTATCGTCTTTAGGATAAAAGGTTTACAGTAATTTATTTCCTTAGAGGTAGGGGTACGATTTTCGGTTGATGGTCGGCAGTTTACAACATTATGTCTCCACAAATCCCTATCATAATCAATTGTAATTCCTAACTTCTTAGCTTCCTCAATTATAGTATTTTTAAATAATGTTCCTGCTTTTCCTACTAAGACTTTCCCTGTTTCATCCTCTTCTTCACCAGGAGCCTCAGCAATAGCAAGTATTCCAAGTTTACCTTCCCCCGAGTATTCCATACGGGGCCATTTACATCCTTTATCTAAACCACAGACGGCACAAGCTGGTTCAGTATATGAGGATGTATTAGTAACTTTTTTTATTGATTTAGGTGGAGTTATAGGCTCCACCTTGAAAAATCCTTTCATAGTTTTAACCTAAATCAATGAAATAATATGTCTGAAGTTACCTGAAATGAATAATGCTGCTGTCTCTGAAATTGTCATTGTGGTTGCTTTGTCAAGAATTTGTGAGAAGAAATAAGGATTGATTAAGGTAGAAATAGGTTCATGCTGAAACTCAAAATCTAACTCTTTTTCTATCCAACCAAGTGACTTCTCTGCCTTACAAAGAATTTTATTATCCTCAATTTTTAATTGGATTGTTTTATCTAATTCAATTTCACCTTCACTCATATAAGAAATTGAATTAACTAGTCCTTTTAATTCCCTTGGAAGAGTTAAAGTAAGTCCTTCAATATCAAGGAAACTTTCTACATCAGGGAAAGTTCCTCCCATAATCCTTGCACAAAAAGTTACACCATCATTTGTCTTGAAATAGGCCCAAGAAGTTCCTTGATGAACATGGCGTACTGGAAATTTAACCAACTCCAATATAGATTGGGCTGGTATCAATAGGTCAAGCTCAGTATTATCAACTGCTTCATACTTAGAAATTCTTACCTCATCAGAGGAAATAACCTTATTCCCCCTAACCAAAACACAATTTAATGCCCCCTTGGTCATATCAGTAGAAACCGAGAACATACAGAGGAGCATCCCATTTAGAAGTTCAGTTGTAATAGGCTTCCATGGTAAATTTTCAGTTTCTCCTACAACAGCAAGAAAATCGTCAATTATTCCTTCACCAGCAAGAGCAAATCCTGCTCTTGTCTTTCCTGCTTTGATGTAAAGGGTGTTATCTTTTCTGGTTATTTCAATTTCATCAGTTTTAATTCCTTCAATTGTTTTCCAGAAATCGTCTGCTTTTACTGATCCTACAAAATCAGTTTCAAACGGATAGCGTATGAGAATTTGGTCATTAAAGGTAACGACTTCTTTTCCAGTAAAGTGGAAATTAGTTAGTGCTTCCACAATTGGACGTTTTGCAATGCCAGGTTTTACATTATAAAGAACTGCTTGAAATTTATCCTTTTCGATTATCATTTATTCCCCCTTTGTATTCGTATTCAGTTGAAAAGTTCCATATAGTTTCTTTAGGTTTTAACACCTCAATGAGTCCAGGTAGGGAATCTTTGTAGTAGAATGATAAGAGTCTATTATAACTACCATATCTATCTTCAATAAATTCCTTCATTTGTTTTTCCAATTCGGGATATACCATTTGTGGGAAGTTACCTGCTACTAAAAATATCATTTTTTTATCAGTTTCTTTTCAAATTTAGAAAGAAGAGGATTTATCTCACTCTTAAAATGTAGACGTTCTAATTTTATATTTTCTGAAAAAGGTAAATCACAGACTCTACTCCAACCAAACCACCCAGGAGAAACCAACAAACTACTTTCTTTCCAAATAAGAGCCCTCTTTGCTCTTCCATATGCTTTATTTCTTCCTTTTCCATATTTGAAAGTTTCTGAAAGAGAACAAATTGAAACTCCTCTTGCCCATTGTCTTGTCTTTTCATCCATCATAAGGCAAACAGTAACGACAGGTTGCCCATTTTTATCTTTAAGGTAATAAAAATAGGTTTTGTCAATATTAACTTCCGGTAGTTTCCTTTTCTTTTTCATATTAAAAAACTCAGAAAAAACAGAGCCTGTTTCAAGCTCTTTTTTAACTTTTTCAGCGTTAAGA